AGATACAGCGTTTGCTGCTATGCTATCGGCATTGACTGCATCGGTTGCAATTTTTGCATTTGTTACGTTGTCATCTGCTATTTTAGCTGTTGTGACTTGTAGGGCGCCGATATGGATAGTATCTATGCTACCGGTAATAAGTTCCGCGCTATCCACTGAGTTAGCACCTAATTGAGTGCTAGTAATACTTCCGTCTGCAATCTTGGCGGCAGTAACTGCGTTATCTGCTATCTTTGCTGTTGTTACGTTAGCGTCTAGTATTTTTGCTGTTATGACTGCATCAGTAGCTATATGAATAGCATCAATAGAACCACTTACTATTTCTGCAGTATCTACTGTGTTAGCTGCTAGATGTCTTGATAAAATTTGGTCAGTAGCAATTTTTGCTGAAGTAACATTGTTAGCTGCTATTTTTGCTGTTGTTACATTAGCATTTAGTATTTTTGCGGTAGTTATATTAGCATCGGCTATTTTAGCAGTTGTCACATTCGCATCGGTAAGATGCGAAGTGACGATCTGAGCATCATCAATGTGTCGGGTAAGTATCGAGTTCTGCGCGATTTTTGTGCCATCTATGGCGTTGTCTGCTATATTTCCTGTTGCAATAGTGTTCGCGGCAATATCTCCCGATACAATAGTACCGTCTGTGATATGGTCTGAAGCTATTACTCCGGAGGGTAACTTAGCTGCTGTAATAGCGTTATCTGCTATTTTAGTTGTAATAACTGAATCTGTAGATAAATGCGAGCTATCTATGCTTCCATCTACTAGTTCTGCTGAATCTACAGAGTTTGTAGATAATTGGACTGCTGTAATACTGCCGTCTGCTATATGGTGTGCTGTAACTTGGTTTTCTGCTATCTGATTAGTAGTAACTGCGTTTGCCGCCAGTTTTCCAGTAGTAACATTTAAATCCGCTAGTAAGTCTGTTACGACTGTGCCTGCTGGTATTTGTGTAGCTGTGATAGAGTTATTCGCTATCTCTGACGTGCCTACTACATTAGCCGCTATTTTTGCAGCTGTTACTGAGTTGTTTGCTAGTTTTGCTTCTGTGACTTGTAAGTTAGCAATATGAGAAGTGTCAATACTACCATCTACTAATTCAGCGCTATCTACCGAGTCTGACGCTAACAAGTCTGCTGTGACTGTTCCGCTTGGTATTTGTACTGCTGTTACTGAGTTATTTGCTAGTGCTTGTGTTGCTATAGAGTTAGTAGCAATTTTTACTGCGGTAATAGCATTATCTGCTATTTTTGGTGTAGTTACTGAGTCAGTTGCTAATTTAGCCGATGTTACTTGAATTGCTCCAATATGAATAGTGTCTATACTACCCGATACTAGTTCTGAAGAATCTACAGAGTTAGCGGCTATTGCTGCTGCGTCTACTGAGTTATCTCCTACTGATGTTACTGCTGCGCCCTGTAATTGGGCTGCTCCAACCGCGTTAGTTGCGATTTCGGCTGTGTCTACCGCGTTTGCTGCAATTTCTGATGAGCCAACTGCGTTCCCAGCGATCTCACTCGCAGTAATAGAGTTACTTACAATTTCTGTAGTCCCTACTGCGTTTGCCTCTAGCGTGGAGACTAAGTGATTTTCTTTTCCTATGAGTGGCATGTTATGTCTGCTCCAGATACGATAGAGTTACATCTATCGAGCTTGCAACGTTTGATTGTACTTTTAATATATCACCAGCTTCTAGAACTACTTTACCATCTCCACCAATTATTACTACTGTTGAGCCACTCGGTATTGGAGTTGACTTAACTAATGTAGCATGGTGGTTAGAGCTAACGTCGAAAAACTCGGCTGTGCCTTCAATAGCTCCACCACTTTGGTTACATAAGTAGCAACCAATTATAGTCGAAGTAGTATTTGCCGGACAGGTATAAACGCTTGTTAAAGACGCGCCTATATTTACCGCAGTTTTAGTTTTAAATGCTGATGCCATGTTGCTATCCTAATGCTATACTAAGTGCTAAAATATCGTCTTCTGTTGCAATTGCCTCTGAATGTGAGGCTACAATTATAATATCTCCGTTTGCATTCTTAGTATAAATCTTTTTGTCGGTTGGATTCATAGCGAGCTCATGAGTAGCTAAATCACTACTTGTGGGGGCTGCTCCGCTTGTTTCTGACCTTTTAATTTTAATAACCTGAGCCACTAGAATGTACCCCCATCTAGTGTATTAGACCACGCGACTGTAGAAGATGCTCCAACTTGAAGTATCTGCCCTACGCTATTCGTTGAATCGTATGAGCCTACTGATAATCTAGAGTATCCGCCATTAGCACCATTAGCACCATATATAAGGTCGCCATTGGCTGTTGCGGAAATACCTTTTAGACTTAGATTTGCTCCACTATTGTGTGAGATTGTCTTGTTATCTACGTCTACTGCTAGAGTGTTTCCTGTTTTGGAAAGTGCATTACCAGCGTCTATTTGCCCAGCTCCTGAGAACTGAGTAAAGGTTAAAGTTGATGTTCCTAGTGTGGCGGTTCCTGTTACAGAAGTTAATACGAATGCATTATCAGCGTTAACTGTTCCTGCTTCTACGAAACAAAACATTCCACCTGAGACTTCATCGTTAATATCGGCATCAGTTGTTCTTGTTAGAACACCTGCTACGCCTACAGCCGGTGCTGTAGTAACAGAGTATATTCCATTCTCTGTTCCAGTTGATTGATCTTTAACGAGAACTCTATCGTTTAATACTAGGTTGGTGCCGTCCGCTTGTTTAAGGCCCGTGGCGTCATAAGTTAGCGTACCTGCGCCGTTATTGTATGTGGCACTTAAGTCTGCTACAGTAGCGTACTTAACTGAATCTTTGATATCGAGTGCTTGTTTAACACTATCGACATATGCTTTTGTAGTTGCATCTGTACTTGCTGTTGGAGTACCTACGTTAGTTACTCTGTTAGTACCCATATCCACAGTCTGTGAACCGGCTACTGTAAAGCCTCCGTCAAAGTCTGCTGAAGGAGTAAATGTTGCTGTACCAGTTACTGCTATTGTATCTGCGCCTGCATTACCTAGAGTAACATTACCGTTTAAAGTTGCATTGCCATCTACATTAAGTGTAGAATCTAAGTCGACTGCGCCTTGAACATTAGCTGTTCCCTGAATTACTGTGTTACCAGTACCAGAAGCTACTGTGAATTTTGTTGAACCTACCTTAAAGTTTCCGCTGGTTACATCTATTGTACCTGCTTCCACGTCCTTTCCAATAACAACTTTCTCTCCAGAGTTAGTAGTTACGAATTTAAGGTAAGATGTGCCGCCTTCATTGAAGTCGACAGCTGCCGCTTGGTTGTCCGGCATTGTTATTGAGTTTGCTTGTCCGTCTAGGTCTATCGTTCCACCATGAGTAAGTACTAAATTACTAGTAGGTGCGATTGTTAGATTTCCAGAGGAAGTGCTTATTGTGTTGCTAGAGCCAGTTACAACTATGTTGCCTGTCTTTAATTGGTTAACCTTGCTGTTTGCATCAACTAGAATAGCTGAGCTCGCTGTAAGCGTACCGGCAGAGTGATCCATCATATTTACATATACAGCTCCACCAACGGCTGTTACAGCGTTAGTTGCAGGGTGACCAATAAATAGCTTATTACTATTAGAAGAATACGCTAACTCACCAGCACCAAGAGAACCCGGTGCGGAAGTACTCGTACTTCTTTTGATTTTAATTGTTTGTGCCATTATTTTTTCCTGTTAGAGCTTAAAAGCTCCCTGCGTCTATAGTGTCTGAGTCCGCTGAGTCGTTTCCTATCATTACAGGAACAAAACTAAAACTACCCGTCGACGTTTCTCTATAGATCTTTAACTGATTATCGTCAGTATCATAAAAGAAGTCACCCTCTGCAAGATTAGTTGTTCCTGCTGTTGGTGCACTTGTTTGAACCCACAATTGATCAGCTAACTGTAAGAGTGCTTCCTCGACTGTGGTTGCCGAACTAAGTGTTCGGGCTGCGTTACTAAATGCCACCGCTTGTGCGTCTTGTGCCGCACCTGGAATTGCACTTGAAATAGTGAGAGTGGTTACTTGGTTCTGTGGTTGTACTATCGTATTACTATTAGTAACCCTAACAGTATTAGATGCTTGTGGAGTAATAGTTAATGTAGTAGACATTATCTTGTCACTTCTGGAGTTACTCTCGCTACTCCTTGTAGTAACCTAGTAACTACACTAGAACCAGTATTAACTAATTCTATATCATAATAATATTTTCCGGCAGAGATTGCTGCCGTTTGTGAGTTTGATAAACTCATAGTTAGTTTACCACCCGCAGCGTCTGTTATTGCGCACGTAAAATCTGCTGTCTTTGTTGAAGACGTAGGCGATGGCCGAAGTTGCGCCCTCGCTGAGTGTGTCGCTAATGCTACCACTGAATCGTTCTGTGATATCGCTATTTCTATAGAGAAATCAGATCCCTGGTCTACAACTATATCGTAAGTTCCTGCTGCCATATTAAATATTATACTCCTATTGTTAAATTATAACAAAAATCATAGGTCTTGTCAAGAACTAAATTTGGAACGTGGGTTGGTGAGCTCCGGTGGAGTCCTGTAAATACTTATCTCAGAAATACCACCAAAAATTTATGGTTATGATTTTCCCTAGATTAAGAGTATGCCCAGGTTACTGAAGCCCAACCTGAGTCTGCTGCTTTTAAAGTTCTATATTGTGCTATTGTAGCTTCGTTCCATTCTAGGTCTTGGGCTTCTAAGTGAAAGTCGCCAGGACTAGTTGTAGTTGTGCTATCTATATCGAAGGATAGATTATCCCATTTTGTTCTTGTTGAAGATACCGCAGTATTGTGTCCAGCATTGCCAGGAGCTTGAAACCAGCAGTTTATATGAGTAAGGTTCCATGTTTCCATCATACCTAAACTAAGAATATTGTGATCGGAGAAGTACCCATTACCTCTATGGGTGGGGTCAATTATTCCGAATCTTACATTCATCTTACCTGCGCTTGCTCCAAATACCCAAGTACTAACTCCAACCCTAGTGCCGTCTTTTACAGAGACATAAGTTGCTAGTTGCAACTGTGGGTTTTCATAAGTATGAATATTAGTTTCATTAAATTTATCATTCTCCATTAAAAATCTACTAAATCTATTTAATCTTGCTATATAAGTCGTGCTACCCTGAGGGAAGTCTTTCCAACATCTCATAAAGAAGTCTTGGTCTGCCGCAGTCTCTTCGAGAGGTCTAAATACCCACCCGTTACTTGCTGTACACACTTTTGTTGCTGCCATTGTTTTCTCCTATTCTTTGCTATTGTGAACTAGTATACCGTCCACGTAATACGTATGAGTATCATCAACTGTAATATTCCATACTGTTTGTTTTTTATCTATTCTGTTAATTATGTCTACAGAGCCATTAGTAGTCATATCACCTATCTCTATCTGTTTAGGTTCTAGTTCAATTTTATGACCAAATAACTGATGTTCTCTATAGTACTCAGCTGGATCAATACAAGACCAGCCTTTATCTATAATCCATACAGGGTGTCCTGCTGTAATTTTTAAATCATTTAAGTAGTACCAGTAGTCTACTTCAAAAGACTCTCTCTTTGTAATGGTACCGCCTTTTACTTCTTGTCCTGGTTCTATGGTTTCTATCTTTAATCCGAGTCCGTCTTCAAGTTCAATAACAGTACCTGGTAAGAAACAGCCACCACCGCCACCGCCACCACCACCAGAAGAACTTGTATCAATTATATAGCAACTCATAGTTATAATAAATCCACTTGCAATATGCTTTACATATACAGTCTTAAATGTCGCAGCTGATCCGAAGGTGTTATCAGTACCTCCTGTATTTGTTCCCCAGTCCCAGCCTGATGTTGCAGTAGTACCTGAAGCACCTGCTGAAAGGGCAAAACCACTTACGTTACCCCCAGTTCGAGACCATGTATAAGTCTGCGAAGCACTAGTAACTGCATCGAGAGGGTGAGTAGCGAGTAACTGACCAGTAATATTATTTGAAGTATAGTTAGTTCCATCTGTAGTAGAAAAGGAAGCTGCAGTAGCACCTGCGCTTACTCCCATAGAAGTCCAACCAAAGTTACTTGTGATTGTACCCCCAACCCCAGTAATTAAACTTGCTGTTATAGGTACACCTGCCCCTACTCTAGTTCTGAATGAAGAGAAGTCAGTAATAGCTGCTTGAATAAATGTTTGGTTAACATTAGAATTAGCATAGCCATCTACATCTCCTCCTAAGTTTGATATGTCAAAGTCACTGGCAGCATATTCAGTATTACTATTTATAGACTGTAGTATCCAACTTGTACCATTACTTATATATAACTGATTTGGTGTTACTCCCGTTCTTGTGTATTGAGAAGCCAGAGGATTTGGACTTGGAGTAGTACTGTTATTTGGTACAGCAGTACCTGTTGTAAATGTAGGTAATACTATTTGACTGTTTACGTAATCATTGTTAGTTAATCCTAGTATTCCTAATCCTGATGAAGCTAAATTTAAATTAAATTCGTTATCGAATATGCCTGGTAAAGTAAAGTCGAAGTCTCCTAAATAAAATTGTGGGGCTGTCCATGTAATAGTAGAACTATTTGCGGGGGTTGTCCCATTTATAAACCAGATACTTTTACCAGAAGCAGCCGTTGGAATAGTAGCTATGTAGGATCCTGGAGTCGTGTCTGTTCCTGGGCTCGGCGTAGCAGGTGGATTATACCCACTCTGTAAGTAGTACGCTACGTGTGAAGAAGCTCCACTAGGCCCTGTTGGACCTGGTCCCCCATCTGTTCTTTGAGCATAAATAACTGGAGCAGTCCAATTAGCAGTTTGCGGAGAATTTCCATCACTAGTAAATATTCTGGTAATTACATAAACCTTGTCAGTATTCGATGAAAGAGTAGGAACATCATAGTCCCAACCAGACTCTATAGCGTTTTCCCCAACGGTAGCTTTTGGATCAGCAAAAGAACCAAATGCATTATTAGATAAACTAGAATCATTTTTCTTATATAGATTAACTTGTCTTGTTCCGACACCTACTACAGTAACACCATCTACCCTTTTTGCGTAAAGCGCAGCAGCGGGCCAAGCTGATTCGTGAGGAGAGTTCCCATCACTAGTAAATATACGACTCATAGCGTATACTTCATGACCATTTGCAGTCATACTTGGAACTGCATAGTTCCAATCTGTATTTCCAGCTCTTGGGTCTGCAAAACTTCCATTACCTGCAACACGAGTAGAACTATTTAATCTATAAAGTGTTGGGTATCTTGAGTTTACTGCTGGAGCTCCATCATCTCCAAACCTTCCCACAACTGTACTACCAGACCAATTAGCCGATACAGCGTCTCCTACTGAAGGATTTCCAACTACATTTCTTTGAGCTCTCCAGAGAGCTTTATTAGTTGTTGTTACAGAGGGGGCTCCATCATACCAAGGGCTTTGAGGTTGATCGAATCCCCAAGAATTACTTGGAGCACTCGGACTAGTACTTGAATTAGCGGTTATTGCAAAGATATATTCAGTGCCTGCTCCATCGTCTCCGTCTCTTGCTGTTATAGGACTAGGTGTGCTCCAAGTAAAGTTACCCGTATTATTAGTTCTTGTACCGAAAGATACATAGGTTTTATAACCACTGGCGGGAGTTGAGGGAGTTGCTGTCCAGCTTCCGGGAGTTGCATCGGCAGATCCTGTTGGGGGCGCATTGGGGGGCGAAGTAGCATTTAAGTATGCTATCGTCAAGCCGTCTCCGGCACTCCCGTCCTCACCAGTTTTTGACTTGGTTAATGATTGTACTTTTGTAAACGAAAATGCAACATTTTTAGACGTTTTACCTGAAATAGTATAGACTAGCGAATAGTTGTCTGTATCAGTTTCAGGAGTATGATTTGCAACTACTGCAATCCTCGATGGAACACTTCCTGAGGAAGTAACGCCACCCTTTGACAAGCCTGTAGGGCTGTTTAGAACAACTTTCCATTTACCTCTAGCTGTACCTGTTCCATCATAATCTAATCGATCACCTCCTTCATATACCTCTACGTTTGTCCCACTTCCTGTTATATCTGAAACTATCCCCGTCTTACTTGCTGGATATACATGGGCTTCATTTGTTAAATAAGGAGTTATTAGACCCTCCATCTCAGTTAGAATTTCTAAAGTAGTGAAGTCAGCTGCTCCTCCGTCTGCGGAAGCTAGTGTATAAGTGACGGTCATACCGTCTACTGCGTTTGCCACAGTTACTCTACAGCTTGGGTCTGTATGTGTATTTACAATATTTGTTAAGGTACCTGCGCTTGTAGACCAGACACCGTTTGCTGTTGTATTTGATGTTGCTGCTGAAATCGTTATAAACGCGGGATTAGTAATTAGACTATCGCCACCTCCAGGTCCATGACCACTTTCACCACCTACATGACCCTCTGCAAAAGAAAACTGCACAAAGAATGGGTTACTTGGAGTAACAACAACTATTTTAGCATTTTCTCCTGCAGTTCCTTGTGCTGTTTTGGTAAACGATAATATCTTATCTGCTATAAGTAGACTTGCTCTACCTCTGTCAAATAGTCTTAGTGTTGCTGTAGCAGAAGTATGAGCGTCCATGTCGCCATTACCAACTGTAACTACACCAGTACTGGAGATTTCTATATCGCTGTTGTTATCAAAGCCAGTTCTCGCTTGTAGGGAGATTCCAAAAGTATTGATTGCTGTGCCACTTGCGGCAAAAGCGTATGCTTGTGTACCTTTCTGAACTGTAAAGCTACATCCAAATGCACTTTCGTTAGTTACTTCTCCATTTAAGTTTGCATCAAATGTAAAATTCTCATTACTTCCATGAACTTCAAAAGCAGATTCTCCCTGAGAGGCGCCAAACTTCTGTAGAGTATAGTTTCCACTTCCGTCTTTTACAACTTTGCCCATGATAGTATCATTATTAAAGTCTGCTAAGAAATTAGGTTTAGAAAATGCTTGATTACCACTATCAATAAGAGTGAAACGGGTTGGTTGATAAGTGTGTAGCACAGAATCGCTGTCAAAACGTTTTACCCTGTGATAGTAATCAGTTGAATTTTTCGTGAACTTGAATACATTATCTACCGCAAGTTCACCATCGAAGTTAGTAGAATCCAGTCCAGTCCACTTCTTGGGAGTTGCGCTAGTACTTGCTGTAAGAGTGCCTGTTGCAGTTGCAAAAACTGAAGCACCAGGTACATAAAACTGGTCAGATACTTCATCATGCGAAATAGCTATAAAGGCACTTGCAGTATGGTCAAAGTATACATAACCTGTATTTGCACCATTATTATCTGTGTTACTTCCGGTTAAACCAGTAAAGTCTAGCTGAGCTTGATTAGTAACTGCGTGTTCATTCTTTCCATCATTGTGGAATAAATTTGAAGGACTAAAGGTTACTTTCCCACTATCTAGTGCGAAGTCTCCACTAACATTACCTATCTTATTTATTGTCCAGTTAGCGTTACCTACTGTGCCTTCGCTCGGGCCTACTGCTCTGTTAAAGTCAATAGTTATTACGCCGCTGTCTGTATAAGGACTTCTTTTTCCATTAAGGTTTATTGTATAAACTCTAAAGTAGTACTGGCCACTAACTACAGCTCCGAATTCATTGCCCATTAAGTCTATAGATGTGTTAGGAGTACTTCCTACTCCTGTCCATTTTTCGTTATCTGTAGAGTACTCAACTTGGTACTCTCTAAGTGAGGAGTATAAGCTACCATCACTATTAGTAGCGGGATCCCATTCAATACTTATTAAGTTAATGTTACTGTCGTCAACAAGCCCAGCACGAATAATAGGTTCTGCATCTATGTTTGTTACAGCAGGAACGTCTTTGAAGCTGTCTGGTAAGTATATTGTTCTGTATTCTGTTAGAGCTTCGTTTTTATCAACTGCATCGAATTTTGATGCGTTGTACTCTAATCCAGTAACCTCAAACATATTCCTATCTGTTTCTGCTATAGACATGACTCGGAATAGCTTTGCTTCTAGTTTTGTTTTACCTGTAGCTTGTGCCGCTCTTGAAATTACCCATATTGACTCGTGTGTAGGTGCTACGCTAAAAGCGGATGCAACTGTAAGTGTTTTTCCACTGTTACTTACGCTTTGTAATGTTTCTGTTTCTGTGAATGTAAAAGGCGTCCACTGTACAAATACTAGGTCGCCACTATCATCTTGTTGTCTAGCAGCAGCTTCTTCAGTAGTTATACTAGAAAGATGTGCCCCTCTTACATACGCTGTGCTACCAATAGTAGCAGTATCTTGTGCGAGTATAGCTTTATAGCCTACAAAACTACAAGTTACTCTGTAGTCTCCAGCAGCATACCCTGACTCTACTGAGGTGTTTCCAAAAGAAGTTGGTTTTCTATCTATATTTAATGCACTAGTGGAACTGCTACTAGATACTCTTCCGCCCCATGATTTTCCTTCTTTATGTTGATCAAGTACCTGTACTATATCTCCGGGACGTAAGAAAACTGCGTTAACTGAAGTAGTAAACGCTACAGTATTAGTATTCAAACTATTTGTAAGTAGCTTCCATTTACCTAGTCTTCTTGCTTGTCCTCTAGAAGTACAACCAAATGCTGTTGTTTCATCTGGCTTTAAAAATTCTTCGTCTTTCTGTAGGTTTTCTTCTAACTCTACAATTTCTGTTCTACTTCTATAATAGTCTTGGGGGTTATTCCAATTAACCATAATAGAATTTGTTCTTGTTTTATTTGCAGTTCCTTCGTACTTAAATTCACCATTTATTACGTTAGCGTTAGTAAACTGATACACAGGATCTTTTTCTGAGTCTTGGACTAAGTAAGCTTCTCCATTCAACCAGTAAGTCATTCCTCTGAATATACTTGTTACATCATTCAGTACTTTGTATGCTTCTTGTTTTCCACTAATAACTAAGTTTGCACTGAATCTTGGTTCATGCTGGCCGGACGCTCCGCTATCTAAATAGTTAGCATCCTCTGTACAATGTATGCTTAGTAAATCTGCTGCTCCAACACCTGCTGGTACTAGCTCATCACAATATCTACCAATTTGAAATAACTCCCACTTGTTTACCTGTGCTTGTGTTAGGTAGTTTCCTAGTCCATAAATTTTATTAGTAACTAAGTCATTAAATACCCATGCCGGGTTATTACACCAAGATTGGTAGAATGTTCCGTCCCAGTCTTGTTCTAGTGTTGTAGGTTTTTCTGTACTAGCGTTTCTTCTATAGTTGGCAGGTATAAATACTTGCTCTGAGGAGGTTACTGTTCCGCTATCTTCGTCTTGATTGGTAATAGTACCTGTCACAGCACTTGATTGTGCGGCTACATTTCTAAGATATAGTGTATTACTTACTTTTTTCTCTACTAGTCCACCACTGAACATAGCTGCGGTTTTTGTGCCACCACATACTAATCCAGATAAAGTTTTGTACTCTCCAGTAGTTTCGTTAAAAGGTTTATTAAGAGTATATGTAAATGCTGTAGTTGTTGTTGCTGTAGCAGCAAATGTACCTTCCCAGAATTCTTCATCAGTAGAAGAAGAAGTTGCAATAGTTACTTTAAAAGTTTCCCCTACTGCTACTCCATGAGCGGCTACGCTGGCAGTGGCTGTATAACCTTCTTCTGGCGTTCCTGCGGCATTTAATGCGCTTACACTTAGGGTTTGTCCTATTACATCACCAACTGCAAAAGCACTTGCGTTACTTAATACTAGTTTACGACCGTTATAGTCTAGTGGATAATGGTTGGAGGGAATTTGAATTAACTTACCATCTATCTCATATCCTCTTGCTGGAACGCTACTAAATGCTTCTGCATCTATAACTCCACCTACGTATGCAGTATAAGGGTACTCTAATTTATCAGCAATTGAAGCTTCTATAGTATCTACAAAGATAGCATTTTGTACTTCTACAGAATCGGAACTCTGAGGACTAGAAGTTAGTTTCTTTACTTTAACTGACCAATCATTTATGGTAGAAGTGGTCTTAATAGTTTCAATATTGAATCCGAAAGTATGTGCGTATTTACCACTTACTTTACCGTTAAACCCAGTATCAAACATTTGTTTAGTGTGGTGAACGCCTGAATTATCTACCCAATTAAAATCAATAGTAAAGTATACAACAGTAGTTTTTATATCCCCTTTGTTATCTCCCTTTTTTGTAATCGCAGACATACCTGTAGTAGATATAGTAACTTTTATATAGTCAGTCTCTCTCTTTTCAAATGTACCACTTGAAATAGTATGATACTGGGGTTCATTTTCTAGAAGTTCTGCGGAGCCTACGCTTTGCATAAAGGAGGCGCTAGGATACTCTGCGAAGAAGTCTGCATCAACTACCTGTGTTGCTTCTCCGTTTTTCGTAATTACAGTAAAGTTATTAAAGTTAGTAGCAGAGCCTACACGTCCTGTAGACTGATCAACGTTTCTTAAACGTACTTCATCGACAAGAATAGACGCATCGCCATATACCAATCCCTTAATTGGACCTTCTGCGATAGCATCAATAAAAGCAGCACTTTGCCTTGCAAACATATTATCATCTGCTTCAAATGTAGATCCGCCTCCGCCTTTTCCTTTGGCTCCTCGAATTGTTATTAAGTGTTGTTTCTTCATCTTAGTCCTATATGTCCTATATCCATGCCTGGCGTATTAGTTGTAGTATTATTGTTTTGGCCTGATTTACTACCGTCAGTTCTAAAGTTAGGTATTCCTACCATCTTTCTTCCTGCTGTTAGTTTTTGTCTTGATGTATTAGTAAAGAGTGAAGCAGATATAGTTTTTGATCCTACAATAGCTCTGCCGTATACTAGAGGTATAGGCTCTCCTTGTTTGACTGTATTGACTGGTCCACCGAATAAGTAGTTTTCTGCTTTTTCTGATGAGTTTCCGTCTGGTACATCTGGAGCTAGCATCATTGCTGCTCCGCCAAGTAGTAGTCCTGTTCCTAAGTATGACATAGCGGCCATACCCGTTGCTCCGAGAGTTCCAGCAATTCCTGCCGCAGCTACTGCTGGTACTGCTGCTACTGCTGCTGTTGTTGCTGTTGCGGCTACTGCCGCACTTCCTGCTGTTCCTACTGTTCCCATAAAGGCAGGTGCAGCAACTCCTGCTATACCACCTGTCATGGCAATCAAAGCGACTCCCATTACCATCATAAGTGCAGAACTTTTTGATCCACCAATCACAGGAACAAAGGTGTACTTACCCTTTCCTGGCATATTTAGTAGTAGTTCTTCAGGTACTTCTGCGTGGGCATCTCCAATGATAATTTCATATCCTTGTACTCCTTCTCCTTGAGCTATAAACTGTCGCATACCTGGGCGTTGTGCCATAATAGCAGATAACGCTTCTGCGGGCGAGTTGACGTCAAGGTTCCATTCGTACCCAAACTTCTCTCCTAAAATTCCTTCTAATATTACTTGTTTCATGTCATACTCTTATGTCTTACGGTCATTCTGGTTATCTGTTTCCATATGCCGTTATAGTTGTCTCTGCACGATAATCTGTTAGGTGCATGATGAAGCATTTTACCACGTCCTACATATATTCCTGCGTGGTTGGTAATCTCACTATTCAGAGCCATTAAAATGAGGTCATTTGTCTGTAGAGTACCATCTGTTACTTTTATAAATCCTTCTTTTTCAAAGTTCTCCAAATAGAGGTTTTTTCCCTTTTCCCAAAATTCCCACTCGTACGAGTATGGGAATATATTTATATCGTAGTCTTCATAATAGTCTTTTACGATTGTAAAGCAATCATAGACGCCATAGACGAATGGTCTTCCCAGCAATCCATAAGTGCTTTCTTTTGGTTCCAATTTTATCCATTTGTCATTTACTCCAAATATATACCAAGGAATACCTAATCTGTCGCACGCAGCTCGGTCTAACTGACTCGGCTCTGGTGTTGTTCCAGGGTGGCTGTGTATGACACCTACTACATCTCCTTTATCCGCTACTGCTTTATAATCTAAGGGATCTATAATAAAATCGTTCTTTGGATTCTCTGCTTTATTCTCGCAAGGATTCCACTTGATTCTACCTCGTTCAAGACTTAGTAGTCCACAGGCTTCTATATGTTCGTTCTCGTAAACGTATTGTTTA